CTCCAGCTTTGAGGATGTTGGAACATAAATTGCGGACACAAGATTATTATGGCCGATTTAGGTTCCATTATTCTCCTCGAGAATTAGTGAAGATGATTAAGTTAAGGACATCCGGAGGGATCCAAAACACACAATCATTTACTATGATAATAGATGGAATAAAGTATAGAGTTGTAAATTCGGGGAATAAAGTATACTTATTGGAAGCTGCAGCTAGAGAAATACATGGAATAATGATTGATTTAGCTGAAGATAAGGAGCCTACTTTTATGCCTTTTAATGTCACTAAGTTAAAGCCAGAGCTTAGGTATATGTTTGATAAATTGTTGTCTAAAATACCGAAAGCCTTGTATCGTGTGAGAGAATTTTTTATACCAAGCTTGACATTAACATTGTTAAGTGAGATGCTCCATAAAAATAGAATGCTTATAGAGAGAGGTGAGATGATAACCATAGGATGTACCCCTTGGTTTGGAGGATGGTATCAACTTGCTGTAACTTTAAATTTTGATAATGAAGATATTTTTTGGGTGGATGGAGATATTACAGGTTTGGATAAACATATAACGGATTGGATGCTATATATCTACTTAGCGGCGGGAGCAAGATATTATGCTTGGACTCGAATGAATCGATCACAACGAAGATTATTAAAGAAATTATATTTATTATTGTTGTATCATGTTACTAATAAAATTACTTTGCAGCCAGGTAATTTCTGGCGCCTAATAAGAGGAGTGATGTACTCAGGAGGAAAAGAAACTTCTCATGGAGATTCTTGGATTATGGCTCTATGTTTTTTTTTATATATAGAGCATATAAAACATACTCATCCTTCGTCAGCTCCTTTTATTCATCAGTGTTTGTTGGTAGGATTCATTATGATCATAGTTTATGGAGATGATAATATTTGGTGTGCCAAAGAAATTGAGACACATAATAAATGCATTATCCTGGGCGAAGTTTTTAAAAGATTTTTTAGGAATGGAGCTAAGGGATTTCAAAGAATATGAAAAATTCTTGTCACGAGTAGATTTAAAATCAGGAACAATGTTATATCAAGGACCGCGATTTTTGAAACGGTACTTTATAGAGTCATTTATTCCGGGTGCGGCCCCTGTGTTACCTTATAAATCTTATTTAGAGCCTTGTGTAAGATTGTGTGCAGTATTAGAATCAGAAGGGATAGCTAGTCTGATGTTGAAAGCATTAGGACAGGCTTACGATAGTTTAGGTACTAATTTTATAACTTATACAGCATGTTATACTGCATATCAATACGCTACGGCTAATTGTGCAAAGACTCCTAAACAGTTATATTTAGAGTATTTAGGTGATCCTCAGAAAGAAAAACTTTTGAAAGCTATTCGAAAGAAAGTAAATATGAAAGATTCTGAAATTTTTGAAGGATTTCCGTCATGGGAAATGTTACAGAAGAGACATACTTTTGTTCCCGAATTATGTAACAATAGACCAGACATATTTAATTTATCGGATTTTTATTAAACGTTAAAAAATAAAAAAAAATAAATAAAAAAAATAAAGAAAAATTAGAAAAATAAAAAGATC